GGCGTTCATTTCCATGCCGACCCTGACAGGTCTACGTGGAATCTGGGATTCTTTCCCGAATCTCAGAGGCTATGTCTTGTTCCACCGTCACCCGACAGTCCTTGGACTGTTGGGCCCACCGGTCGAGGGCCAAGCAGCCAAAGCGTCTCGAAAGAGCTTTGGCCGGCCTAACCTTCAACCGGCGGAAGACGGCGGAACTTCTCGTTCTGTCTGGTCTACGCGCTACCCTCTTCCTCTTGAACCTCTCGCCTTCCATGAGGCGTATCTCATCTTCGATGAGACACGACTTGAAGGACAGGAGAGATTCAAGAGGCACGGAGGCTGGATCCGCCACCTGAGCAGGGAAGAAGGTGTCAACCAACTTCGATGCTCTCCAAAAGGTGGCGTCTCTAACCTCGCGAACGAGGGGACGCGCGTAGAGGCCCATCTCTCTAAATGGTTTCTTACCGATGAGATCGGCCGCGACGACGGCACTTGGACCCCGGCTAACCAGGGCCCCCAAGCGACGTCGAAGCGCGATCCCAACGGCAAGACCTCTTCCTGTGAATCCGAGACCGCCCACCGACACCGGAAGGTGAAGGCGGGCATCTCGGCAAATCCACGGGAAGAGGGCACGCATAACCCTCTCCTGCCTGCGCAATCCAAGGTTGTCAAGCCGAGGATCCGCCTCCAAGGGTGCCCGAAGGCCCGGAGGAGGGCAGGAGGGGGGTACGTATGCAACCATTTGGTCTTCGTTCCACTCCCCTGGGAGGGCAAGGATTTCGCACGCCGTCCACGAGTGGTCGGCGCGGAACGTCTTGCTCCTATTGAGCGACGCACCGACGGAGGCGATACGCTGACCGTACGCAAGAAGCTCGAGGTTACCCTCGCCCTTCTTGGCACGGCCAACGGCATCGTCTCCATGGTGCAGCGCCCTCTCGAACACGCTGGTTGCCCACGCGTTCACCCAGGAGAGCACAACGAAGGAGAGAGGTGTGCCCATCGGACTTCCCCGTCGAAACGCATCTTCCCGCTGGCCCGGGAAGCTCCAAGTTGCGTTTCGATCCAGCCCGAGGCTTCGGAGAGCCATGGACTCATCCGCGGGACGGATGAGGCCACGACTGACGAGGCCTTTGATGACTACCCGGATCGCCGCGTGGGACAAACCATCCGTTGCCTTCGAAAGGTCCAACGAATGGAATGTCCGCCCGCGGCGATACACCATCGACGGGGGAATCGTGTGGGTTACGTCTTCTGTACGCCAGTGGCCTGGAGCCAACCGACGCAAGGAAGACCTCACCCAGCTCCCTTCAACAAAGGTCAAGCAATCGGGGACACCAATCACCCGAACTTTGTATCCAGGAGCCCGAAGCGCCTCTGCCTTCATGCCGAACGGTTTCCCGTTCGACCTGAGTGCCAGCAGACCGGCGCAACGATACGATTCCCTCATATCCGGTGTAACACCTTGGCAAGGGCGGAGGACAACCCGCGCTCTGTGCAAGCAGAACGCGCCGAGGCTGTCCCCGGCCCAGGGATGAAACTCAGCTTGAGTTGCGCCACGCATCTCAAGCTGATGACCAAGGTGTTCCAGGTAGCCATCAATCCCGCCTCGAGTGGCAGGCCACTCGAGGCAGGACGAGCTGGACGAGGGGAGACGCGCTGGGTGTCTCGGCGATCCCGAGCCGCGATGGTGTTCAGCCAAAGCGACGAAGGATCGGAGAGATCGCAGCGCGGAGTCCGATGTGGGATACGGTGTGCGTGCTATCTCACTCGCCGCGTCGAGCGCCGGCCCCATATCCCTCGTAGGAGGATATGGAAGCGCCCGTGCGAGTCGAGAGAAAGCAAAGCCGTCCTTACCGTTGCGCACTGCCAGTTTCTTGAAGCAGTCTATTACATCCCTACGGATGTAGCAGACCGGCTCCTTGAAACGCTTAGAGTGCAGGGCAGCGGCTCGAACGATGTGGCACAGTTTCTTAATCTCTCCGACCACGAAGGCCTCCCCTCTGGAAGGGAAGGTCTTCATGACCCAGGAATGAAGAAACCATGCCACTCGCATCGTATCCCAGCCAGACAGAACAAGACCGCTCCAACAAGTTGTCCAGACTTGTTGGAGTGGAGACATATCGCCTCCGCGGTGCCGGTGGCCTTGTGCTCCCTTACGGGAGGGCAAGGTCGACGGTTCCGTCGGAAAGCTCTTTACACGTAACGTAAGTCGCGTGTAGGTGTTCCT